AGTTAGTTTTAGGTAATTTGGACTTTTTCGCTTGCGCGTTTCTATTCCCGACTGTCGCTTCATATGCAGCGCCCACTTTTTGCGTGACTGGGACTATAACTTTGCCCTGGCTATCAATCGTATCGCCTCTAGCATTAACTTTCATGTTGCCAACAGCCCTTACTTTTTCATTTTTTGCTATCAATGCATTCATGTCAATTACTTTGCCTTGCGCTGATCTATATTGTGCCATAAATTTTGCCTCACTTTAAAAATTCGTCAATCGACAAATCATAATACAAACTATTTATTTTATGAATACCTATAAGATACAAAACAAAACTACTTACACTACTACCTCTACCCACTCCCCAAACTATCTTGTTCTGTCGCATAGTGTCGACCAAATATGTAAGATATTTTAGAAGTTCAAACATGTTACGTTCTTGAAATAACAGTAGTTCTTCACCTGCTCTCTGTAACTCGGCTTCACTGTTGCATTTATCTAGCACGAATTGTGCAACGTCTAAATTTTTATAGAACTCAGGCATATACCAATTGTTTTGGTTAATCTTATCAAACTCTTCAACAGAAAGATTGATATCAAAACTTTTCTTAAGTATTGGAATATTTTCAAGTTCCAATATAGAAGGAATAGAAATATCGCTATCTGTTATTATAGTTTTGAAATGTCGTGTAGGATCGTTTAGATAAAGATTGCAAATGTCATCTTCACTTAAGATGATTTGCCCATATTTGTCTGTGTGCATTCAAATATTTTAAATTATTTCTGCTTCCAAGTCAATTCTAGTTCTGCCCAATTATTTTTATCAAAAAGGGTCACGATTTTTTCTTTTTTATTTTTATCTGCTAATGCTAGAGTGTTTTTATTATACCAAGAATCTTCCGGGTATTCAAGTTTAGCGATCTCGCCTTGTATGTTAAATTTTATCAAATTACTCAATTTACTTCCAAAAGTAATATCAGTGATTACTATCCTACCTTCCATGATAGCATTACATTTGTTTACAAGTAACATCCCTATTATCTGATCGTAAGGTTCTTCTGGTACTATGCAAACTTTTATACCAGCGTTTGTGTAATTTTGTATAGCTTCTTTTTCAGTGTTTTGTACAAATATGACATCTTCGATTTGGCCTGTAAGAAAGTAATTCATACGTTCAATGGCGATGTTTTGTTCGCGCACATCTTCAGTACAAACTTCCATTTTTGCATTCATCTCATATAGATTTACCATATACTTTGATTCAAAGTGAATGGCAGTCATAAATGTAAAATCTTTTTCTATTTGTATGTTCATTTGGATTTCTTGTCGATAACAACTTGAGTAGTGATGTTTTGCTTTTTAATTAAATCATCCATCTTTTTAGTATAAGCATTACGGTAACTTTCTAAAGCCATTTGTATTTGGTTTATAAGTTGCCTGTGATTCGCTCTATACGCAAAGTTTAGTTTAGCCGACAAATTACTTATGTCAGTTTGTAGTTCTTCTAAACTTTTATTGGATAAATCGTTTACGAAAGGATGTTCCATAAATTAGAACGGCTGTAGTGGAATCCTGCGAAAGATGTCCGGACCATCATAGACAGTATAATCAAAGTCTACGTTACCTGACGTTACTGAGGTAATACCTTGGTACTCAGGACCTGCTACACCATTATTTCTAGTTGTGCTGATCGTTATATTAGGACCGCTAACGCTCTTAATATAATAAGGATATCCGATCTCAACACCTGCTAAGTTTCCTGTAGGGTCATCCGTCATGAAAATAATCGGATAATTCACAACTAAATTCGCTGTGCTACCTGATACAGTAATTATATTTGGACCAGTAGTGCTAGTTATGCTTCTATTAATAGCATTAGCACTATAATCATCAACAGCAACGTATATGTAGCTTATAGGATTTAAATACATGTTACCTGATGAAGTCGATAGAGTTACGTTTGCTGTTAATGTCGTCGTATCTGATACTGTAAATGTTGTACCTGATACTAGGTTTCTCACATAATATGTGTTTGATGTTGAAATACCACCGAATACCGAACCAGTAAACTGTAAGGGCATACCTGTATATAAGGTTGCTGTATTGGCAGTAGTGAATATATCAGAACCGGTCGTTGTGTTTGTTACTTTAAGTTGGCTCACGCTATCGGGAACATATATCGTGCCATTAGTATCACCCAATCTGCCTGTGCTTGGAGGCACACCATATTGTATTGATGTACTCTTAAATGGTCTGTTGCTTGGAGTTATATCGACTGTATTTCCGCAATCTGTTGTTGTGAGCAATAAGTTAATTTTTGTGCTACCATAAGGGAAAGTCAATGCAGGAGTGTTATTTGCTAGCACATAATTTTCTAACAATTCAATACTTCTAAATGGTGTGTCGCTTGGGAAAAATATATAAACATCAACATTAGCATTAGCTCTTGCTAAATTTAATTCTACATGTCCTTCTGTATTTGTAGGCGCCCAGCTACCGAAATTTAATGTGATATTACCTGCCAATGTACCGTACTGTACGTCTCCTAAAGTACAATCAATCAACACATTACCTACAAGGGCATTGCCTAAATTGTATGTAGTAGCGCGAAACTGAAGCGTAGACGCATTGGCAATTAGAGTATTTGCCATGTCATTGTTTATGACTGTGTTGGCTAATGCTGATTTTAACACTGCCTTATTTTGTAAATCGCTTATTTCACTGCCTGCAATGTCAAGATTTTGTTTGATATTAACAAAATTGTTACGAAATCCCTGTGTACTATTGTTTTGTCCAGGAATCGGGTAATTGACATCTAGGCTGTTTGTGTTAATGCTACTCATGTGTTAAATTCCATAATGTATTTATATATGCTATACCTACTATAAATTATATTGGCTAGATTTTGGTAAAATAGTCTTGTTCGGGAATATCACATAAAAATCACTTGAATCGGCTGGATCAGGTGGTGGTGTAGCACTAGGATATTCTGACCAAGTTGGTGTAGCAAGCAATGTATCATAATTATATGTGATTTGCTTATTGACAGAGAATCTATCTATCTCAAAATCAATCTCATTAAGCGTGAATGGCCATTCAGTTTGAATGCGTTCTTGTATGATCTCAGCATAACTAATTGGATCAAACACTCCAGACATATTCCCGGTCTCTGTGACCAATTTATAAGTAATGCCATTTTTAGAAGTACTTAAAATAATAGCGTTTGGATATCCCGGAGCTCCTATCTGTTTGATATAATAAGTTGCTCCGCTGACGATATTTCCAAAAGTATTACCTGAGAACACGATTGGTTTGCCTACGACTAGGTTAGAAACATCATCTACTATAACCGCATATATTTGTAATGTGTCATTTCCTATCGTTTGAACTGATGTCACATTAACTGATTCAGCAGGTCTAGTATAGGCTATCACCCAAGCAGGAGTAAAGCCTAATGTATTGCCGTCACGCTGTTGACTAGTCATCCATAATGGTAATAATCTAAAATTACTATTTGACCCCAACTCTTGCTCTACACGTAAACGCATATTATCTAAACTATTAGGATATAATATTCTAGCATATCCTGGGGTCAAACTAGTATAGAATGTAGGTATGCCGCCATTTAGTAATAATGGTATGCCGTCTTGAGTCAACAAAGAATACTCACGGAAATTAGTAATTATTTCAGCTTCTTGATTAAATATAAAGCTTGTGTAGATTTCTGTGCTTGTAGTATACCAAGGTCCTAAATTTAAATCGATGAATCTTGGCCAAAATATTTCTTCTGGTATGCTAGTACTGTATCTATAATCAATGCCGAATTCAGGATCATATACAGCTAGATTATCTACGATATTGCTGTATACGACTTCGTAAATAATATTATTGTTTTCATCTCTAGCGACGGCAGTGCTTAACTGTCCTAATGTCACATCTCTCCAATAATGATTTTTCTTGACTGCTTCTAGATACTCAGCAAGATTGCTAGAGTTGATGCCATATGCATGTGCATAGGTCACGTTCTTAGCTTTACCAAAATTTGGATCTATTGGTCTATACAAATATTCTTCTGGTATTAGTTCCGGATCAGTTAATAATGAACTTATGATGTCTCTATCTTTAGCAGTAGGAGTGCATTTAATATATAAGTTGTCTGTAGGTTCGCTATATTCTTGATATACAGTTATCGTGAATGTTTTTGTGCTAGTTATAAAAGATGATAGAGTCGGATCAATTGCTTTTGCCGTGACACTAAAAGTAAACGTTGCTGAATCATTCTGTAGTTGGTAATTGTCACTAGGTTGATATGCTACTATGCCTATTATTTCACCGTCATCAAGTAAAGTCAAATTAGGCGGCAATGAACCTGATTCTAATACATATTCTAAATCTACATCAGATGTTGCTTTAACTTTAAAGTAACTTAAAGATGCATTATAT